TATCTGTTTCCTGTATTAACAAAAGAATCTGTTTTTGATAAAGATTGGGCGTATATACTAGGTCACATTACTCAGTTTTTTATTGTGCCAACCATTGTCCTACAGATTCTTGCTGTAATTAAATCGAAATAGTTATGCCTTTTCAAAGTCAAAAGCAACGCGCCTATCTTCATGCTAACCAACCCGCTATTGCTAAGAAGTGGGAGAGAGAAGAAGCGCAAGCCTCACTGCCCCAAAGAGGACAAAGAGCAGAAATCAACAAACAGAAGCAACAGGCCCAGCTAATTAGGGCCGCCAATGCCAAATAATGATTCACCTCATTTTGTTACTCGCTATAAAAATGCAGGACTATTTCCTCATGTTGATAACGGTGATGGCTCCATATCCACCCATAGGATGGCTGCCGAGATTGATGAAGATGGGCGGGCGTATGCATTCCCAACAATAGCTCAAACTGACGAAGGTGAGCTTATAGAATTCAAAGATCCCTTTGATGCCCTTGAATATAACAAATCAAAAAACAATGTTATCGAATTTGATTCTATTGAAGAAGCCAATGAATACGCGAAGGGTGGTTATAAAAAAGATTCGTACTTTGATCCTGACAAGCAAAAAAGACAGGCTAAAGCAATAAGGGGTTATTAATGTGAACCCACATGAAACCTCGTCTGAGTTTCATTTAAGCTATACCCCACGCGAACAGTTTCTTCCGTTCCACGGACGCAACTCAAGATTTAGCGCAATGGTCTGCCACCGGAGGGCTGGTAAGACAGTCTCCTGCATTGGTGAGCTAGTTATCCGCGCCTTATACACAACAAAGACTCGCGCCAAGTTTGCCTATTGCGGCCCTTATCGACAACAAGCTAAAGAAGTAGCGTGGGAATACCTCAAAGAATTTACTGAAGGCATCAGGCGTGGCTCACCTAGAGAAAGTGATTTACGGGTAACTCTACACAACGGGGCCACCATTACTTTATACGGTGCTGATAACCCCGATGCTTTGCGGGGATTGTATTTTGACGGTATTGTTCTGGATGAGTACGGTGACTGTAGGCCGTCTTTGTGGGGAGAGGTTGTCCTGCCCACCCTCTTGGACAGAAAAGGTTGGGCTGTGTTTATTGGAACACCCAAAGGAAAGAATCACTTTTATCAAATGGTTCAACGCGCACAAGCAGAAGATAACTGGTATTACTTAAAACTTAAAGCTAGTGAGTCAGGCTTGTTAGATGATGAAGCCCTATCAGAAGCTAGAGCTGAAATGACCGAAGCTCAATATGAACAAGAAATGGAATGTTCTTTTGAAGCAGCGGTTCAAGGATCATACTATTCATCTTTACTTTCTAAGATGGAGCTTAACGAACAAATAGGCGAGTTTCCTTACGATCCATTAGAAGAAGTTTATGTTTCGGCTGATCTTGGCTATACAGACTCTACCGCGTTTTGGTTTTGGCAGCTTTCAGATACTGGCCCTATCCTTATTGACTACGAAGAATACGATGGGAAGTCATTAGACTTTTATTTTGAATTGTTGGACGGAAAACCGTATAAGTATCAACGAATGTATCTCCCTCACGATAGTAAGGCTAAATCTTTACAAACAGGCAGATCAACTATTGAGCAGTTTTTAGATCACGGCTATCCTTGTAAGGTTGTTCCTAAGCTGAGTGTTCAGCATGGCATTGATGCAGTAAGGTTATTGCTTCCCCAGTGTAGAATAGACAAAGCAAATTGTTATTCAGGGATTGAGGCGGTAAGAGCATACAGCCGATCTTTTAATGAAAAACTCCAAAGTTATAGCGATCATCCACGCCATGACTGGGCTAGCAACGGGTCAGACTCATTGCGGTATTTTGCTTTGGTGACGGAATTAAGCAAATCAACAACAGAAAGCGCAGAAGATATAAAAGAGCCATTACTAACTAATCCAGAATATTCCTTGGATCAACTGTGGAAAGACAAAAAAGATGACAGTTGGCGTTCAAGTATTATCCGTATATGATTGTTTAATCGCTAACTAAAAGGTAACTAAAATGCACCCACAAAAAATGCCGCCACAAGGAATGCCCCCACAAGGAATGATTCCTCAAGCTCCTCAAGGAATGCCGCCTCAAGGAATGCCGCCTCAAGCTCCACCACCTCAACCTCAGGGGCCGCCTCCAATGCACATGATGCCTGATGGAACAATGATGCCTGGACCACCTATGGGACAAGATCCTGCCCAACCGCAGATTGATCCTATGTTAGTTCAAATGATGCAAGCACAAGCTATGCGTCAAGGGCCGCCTCAAGGACTGCCTCAAAACCCACCACAAGGTCAAATGCCACCACAAGGGCAGATGCCTCCTAAAATGCCACCACAGGGAATGCCTAGTGGATATTGATATTAATATACAAGAAACAACTGTTGTCGAAATGGCTCCTAATAAAAAAGAGAAGTCACCTGCTCAATGGCATCAGCACTGGCAAAAAGAAATGGATGCTTGTGAAAAGCGTCTGAGGCATTATAAAAAACAGGGCGTTCAAGTTGTTAGTCGATACCTTGATGATCGACAAGGGCAAATGGATTTGTCTTATGATGCGTCAAGAGGAGGAGCGACCCTTAACCTGTTTCATAAGAATATTAGCACAACTTTAGCCATGCTTTACGGAAATACTCCGTCAGTTGAAGTAAGTCGTGAGCATTCTGACCCTGATGACGATATTGCGCGAGTAGCATCGTTAATGTTTCAAAGAATGCTAGAGAATGACATAGAACCCAGTGGCGAAGATTTATCAACTGTCCTTAAAGCTTCTCTTCAGGACAGATTGCTGCCTGGAATGGGAACGGCGCGTGTTCGTTATGAAGTAATGACAACAACAGAGACAACACTTAACCCTCAAACCATGCAAATGGAAGAAATCGAAGTTTTAGACTACGAAAATGCCTGTATAGACTACGTTCACTGGCAGGATGTCTGCTGGGGCTGGGGAAGAACGTGGAAAGAGATACCTTGGTGGGCTTTTCGCAGTTGGATGACAAAAGATGAAGTTATAGAGCGTTTTGGCGAACAAATAGCTAAAAATATTGAATATAAAAACCAAACTGCTGATGGCAATAGCAAATCAAGCAGTAGTAGCAATCCAGAGCAGAAAGATAACATCCAGAAAGCTGAAATATGGGAAATCTGGGAAAAAAAGAACAAAAAAGTGTATTGGTTCTCTCAGGGAGCTGATTTAATTCTAGATATGCGTGATGACCCTCTTGAATTGAACGGATTCTGGCCTATGCCGCGTCCTATGGTGGCTAATCCTACAACGACAATGTTTCTGCCTAAAGCTGACTTTCTTTTTGCTCAAGACTTGTATAACGAAATTGATGAGCTTCAAGGGCGTATTGCTGTTATTACTCGCGCAATTAAAGTTGTAGGCGTATATGACAAAGCTGCTGGAGACTCGGCAGGGCGTATGCTTAAAGAAGGCATTGAAAACGATTTAATACCTGTTGATAACTGGGCTATGTTTGCTGAGAAAGGCGGATTACAGGGTGTCATTCAGTGGTTTCCTGTTCAGGAAATAGTTGGCGTCCTCCAGACTCTACAGGCTGTTCAGCAGACTAAAGTAGAGCAGTTATATGAGATAACAGGCATGAGTGATATCATGCGCGGAGCTAATACCGATCAGTACACCTCAGGTGGCACTCAAGCTATAAAGGCTAAAATGGGCAGTATTGGCATTCAGGCTTTGCAGGAAGAATTTGCTCGATTTGCCAGTGATCTTGAAGGACTTAAAGCTGAAATAATTTCTAAGCATTTTAGTAAAGAAACTATTGTTATTCAGTCTAATGCAGGATTTTTGCCTGAATACGATAAACTAAAGGTTGCTCCTGCTCTTGATTTAATGCAAAGCCAAGATATTAAATGGCGCGTACAGATACGCCCTGAATCCATTGCTATGATTGATTATGCTCAAATTCAATCAGAGCGCTCAGATTTTTTAATGGCTATGTCTCAGTATATTCAAGCAGCTTCTGGTGCTGCTCAGGCTATTCCAGGCTCACTTCCAATTTTAATGGAATTGATGAAATGGAGTCTTGCTGGCTATAAAGGCGCTGAATACCTTGAAGGCACTTTGGATCATGCAATTGATATTGCAAAGAAGTCACCTCTAGGTGAGGAAAATAAAGGCCCAAGCCCAGAACAAATGAAGATGCAAATTGAGCAGATGAAACTAGAGGGAGCGCAAATTAAGCAGCAGGGAGAATTAGCTAAAATCCAAGCCAAAGCTCAAGCCGACATGCAAACCCAGCAAATGAAAATTCAAGGCGAAATGCAAAAGATGCAAATGGACTCCGATAGAGACATGAGTCTTGAGGATCAACAAACTCAAAATAGGCTAATGGAGATTGCGCGAGAGATGCAAGCTTCAATGTCTGAGATACAGGCTAACATGCAAGCCAATATAACTGTAGAAGAAGCACAAGCGCGCTTTGACATAGCTTCACAAGAAGTTAATCACGAATACAACATGGATGAGATGTACACTCAGGCTCGGTTAAAGGGGACAGAATAATGGCTAGATTCATCCAGCACCCTATTACCCTAAAGCTAGTCCCAGCGGAAGAATACTGCCGCCCTTCTGAGAATAGCCATAGCATTCATGGCGATATAGAATCGTTTGTTTCTCCTATAGATCACTCTGTAATTTCTGATAGAAACCAGCTTAGAGAACATAACAAAAAACATAATGTGGTGAATTCCGCAGAGTTTAGTCAAAACTTCCTTGATAGAAAGCGAGTGGAGCGAGAAAGAATCCTAAGAGGTGAACATACATCTCAGGAAAAACTGGTTCGTAAGCAAGAAATTTACGAAACAATAATTAAAGCAGAAAGGGCGAATTAAAATGAATGAAGAAATAGAATTAGACGACATTAATTTAGAATTAACGGCTGCGTGGGATGCCGTAAATGGAGCCGAAGATTCAAATGAGTCAGATGAGGGCATCTTGTACGATACCGCTAATGAATCTGTTGATGCTATTGAAAATAAAAATGAATTTACCGAAGAAATTAAAACTGAAAATCCTGAATTAATTAGTCAAGAAACACAAGCTGATGATCCATCTCCTGTAGGATTATCTCCAGAAGCAAGAGAAGAATGGTCTAATACACCTCCTGCTATAAAAGAACATCTTGCTCGTAATGAGCAGCGCATGGAAGGAATGGCTCAAAAATTTGGGGCTAATTCTAAACGTGCTGAAGCTATGGATAGATCGCTTGCGCCCTATGCACAGTTATTTGCCATAAACGGTGGAGGCGACCAAGTTATTCCAGCTTTGTTGCAAACTGCATCTCAGCTTCAAATGGGTTCTGGGCCTCAAAAAGCTCAGGCAGTTGCTCAAATTATTAAACAATATGGTGTAGACATACGGACTTTAGACTCATTGTTGGTTGGCGAAGCTCCCAGCCCAGAGGTAAAACGGCAATCAGAAGTTCAACACGCTGTTCAACAAGCTGTAGCGCCTTATCAACAACACATGCAGCAGTTCCAACAACAGCAGCAGCAACAACAGCAAAATGCTCAAAATCAAATTGCTGGAGAAGTAAACAATTTTGGCGCTCAGAATGAGTTTTACAACGATGTTTGTTCTCAGATGGCTGATTTAATGGATATGGCCGCTAACCGCAACCAAGAGATGTCAATGGAGGAAGCCTATTATGCGGCTTGTGTTTCTCATCCTCAGATTTCAAAGATAATCCACTCTAGGCAGTCGCAGCAATCTGTGCAAAAGAAGCAAAGAGCCGCTTCTAGCGTCCACGGAAACTCAGGTGGATCTATGTCTAGCAATGCGCCTGACAGCGTTGAAGCGGCCTTAAACTCTGCATGGGATAATGCTGGACGAATGTAGTAAATAAATGTATATTCTCTGTACAGCTCCAATTATGTAAGGATCTGTGTAGAGAATAAGAAGCAAAAGGCCATTCAAGCGGTCTTACAACTGAAGGGCTATTCAAGCGGCACCTTCTAAGTATCTAGCCATTCAAGCGGCAGGATAAAGTGTAATTAACCTCGTTACCTTTTAACTTAGGAGATAGCCTCATGGCAAATCCAAACATTAGCGACATTCTCGCTACCACAATCGAGTCGCGCAGTAAGACTATTGCCGACAACGTAACCAAAAACAATGCTGTTTTGATGCGTCTGTCCCAAAAAGGAAAAATTAAAACTTTTTCTGGTGGTTCACAGATTCTTCAAGAACTGTCTTTTGCTGAAAACAGCAATGGCGGCTGGTATTCTGGTTACGACATTTTGCCTGTTGGCGTAAGTGACGTTATCAGTGCTGCTGCCTTTCAGATCAAACAGGCTGCTGTTCCAGTAGTTATTTCTGGACTCGAAATGCTGCAAAACTCTGGCCGAGAGAAAATGATCGACTTGCTAGACGCTCGTTTGTCAGTTGCAGAGTCAACTCTGTCTAACTTGATTTCTATTGGTTTGTACTCTAACGGTACTGCTGCTGGCGGAAAGCAAATTGATGGACTTGATCTTGCTGTATCTGAAACGCCTCTTACTGGCGTTTACGGTGGAATTGATCGTGCTACTGCTAGTAATGCGTTCTGGCGCAACCAGATCGTATCTTCTGGTGCAGTTCCTGACCCTCTTACAATTCAAGGATTTATGAATGATCTTTGGGTGAAGCAGGTTCGTGGCACTGATCGTCCTGATTTAATTATGACGGACAACTCTGTGTGGAGTACCTACATGGAATCATTGCAAGCGCAACAGCGTTTTACCTCTCCTGAAACTGGTAGCCTTGGATTTGCAAGTATCAAGTTTATGGATTCTGACGTGGTTCTTGATGGTGGTATCGGTGATGCTTGCCCAGCAGGAACAGCGTTCTTCTTGAACAGCGATTACATCCATTATCGTCCTCATTCTGGACGTAACATGGTTCCACTGTCACCTAACCGTCGATATGCGACTAACCAAGACGCAGAAGTGCAAATACTTGCATGGGCTGGTAACTTGACTTGTAGCGGAGCGCAGTTCCAAGGCCGTCTTGATTTAACGGCATAAGAAGTTCGCCCGAACGGGAGGGGGCATTTGCCTTTTCCCGTTCTTTAGGGTGGAAACGCCCTCTTTTTAGGAGAAATATATGTCATATAACGCAAGCCCAACATTTTTTGACGATTTAACTTCTGCTGGCTCTAGGCAATCAGAAACGGGTATTACACAAGTAGCTTGGGAGACAGGCGGCAATGCAGGAGCTTCTAACGCTCACGGTCTTGGCATTAATATAGGCGGTGGTGAATTGCCAGCCATTCCTGCAATACCTGCAAACGGTATTGGTATGAATTGGACTTTAACTGATCAATTTTCAGTTGCGCGAACTCCTCAAGTATCACAAGTAATTGGCGGAGCAGGTTTTGTGCCAAGAAGCGGAAATGTAGCAACAACATGGGACACTACTCAAGTATTGTATACGCCTAATGGTGCAGCAGGTTCTGGTGGAATTTCTGGCAATGGCAGCGCTGTTTCACCATTAATGTCTATTAATACTGCTACTAACCAAGTTGATGTAGACAATGCCCCTGTTTACAATGCTTATCCGACAATTGATGGGCAAGCACATGTGGCATCACTTGATCCAGGATGGGTTTCAGTATAAGGAAATAGCTTATGCCTAACGCAACATACTTCTACTCATCAGCAATACAAGGCGGGGATACCGCAAGGGCTAAGACGCCTAATGCCGAATGGTATAACGGTGCAAATCCTAATGCTGGAAACAACTCTGGCATTGGGATTAACATAAATGGCGGTTCTTTGCCTGAAATTACAGGTGAAAATAGCATCGGCTACAACTGGACGCTTTTGCAGCAAATGCCTAATATTTTTAATCCTTCGGTTATGCAAAGTAGAACCCCGCAGGGAGTATGTCCTATTGGCTGCTCTGCTAATGTTATTCGCATTGGAAATGTAGCAACAACATGGGACACTACTCAGCCCCTTTATACAGAATCTGGCGCAGCAAGTTCCGGTGGTTCAATTCCTCAACTTATGCAGTTTGGCCCTATTAGTGCTGGAACCAATCCTGATAATGTTAATGGCGCTCCTGTTGAAGGTGCGGCTCCTGTTTTGGTTGGGAGTGCAACTTTAGCTACATTGAGTGCTGGCTGGGTAGCCACACCTTAATAACACTGGGGCATCCGCTCCTTTACCTAAAACCCCGCAGAGGGTTTAACTAAAAGGCGAAAACTATGTTAAATGAAGCAGATTACGGACAAACCGATTTAGCAATGAATCGAGGATCTAACGCTGGCGATGAGACACTTTTGGTAAAGTTTTATACTTTTGCTCATCATAACCATCCTAAATCTAAAGAAGCAGGAAGGCCGATCTATGAGGATATTCCTTATATTAAGATTATGGCTCCTGGAAATAGGGATAGTGTTGTTGAGCGTCCTGCTCGTGAAACCGATAAGCATCGGTTCCCACAGCACTGGAAAAATTTTCAAGCAAGGGAGAATCAAGACATTGTAGAGGGAACGCCTTTGTCTGAATGGCCCGCTATACAAGGCTCTCAAGTAGAAGAATTAAAGTTTATGCACGTTGTAACATTAGAGCAGCTTGTTTCTATGAGTGATGCCAATGCCCAGAATATTAGAGGCATATATGCTCTTAAAGAAAAGGCTCAAAGGTATCTAAATAGCGCCAAGGAAGGATTAGCAAGTGAAGCTCTAGCTGAACAGCGTAGCATTAATGCAGAGCTGCTAGAGCGCTTAAAAGCCCTTGAGAGCAATCTAGAAATTGCCAAGCACTATGCTCCAGAAAAGGCTGCCTCTAAACGTGGCCGCCCTAAGAAAGCTGAAACATCAATAAAGGAATAAAGCATGGCCCGATATTTGGATGTTAATACTATTATCAACCGAGCTGCGGTTGAGATGGGATTATTGCCTTCTGAAGATCCAGCATCAGATACAGGCGATACATTTATTCAGATGGTTGGGCTATTAAATTCCTCTGGGCAAGAACTGTGTGAGTTAAATGACTGGCCTATACTAATAAAAACCTACTCTATTCTAACTACGAGTGCTGACACTGGATCTTACGATCTGCCTGATGACTTCAACTACATGATAGATCAGACAGGCTGGGATAAAACACGAAGGCTGCCTGTTGGCGGCCCTTTGTCTGCTCAAGAGTGGACATATTTAAAAGGGCGCAGCTTATTCAATGAGACTATCTACGCTTGCTTTCGTCAATTAGACGGTAAGCTTGATTTATTCCCTAATCCACCGCCTGATGGCTTAGATATTAGCTTTGAATACGTTAGTAGAAGTTGGTTAAAGGAGCAGGGTGCAGAAGTAGCAACTAGAGACACTATAGGCTCTGGAACCGATGTTTGTATTCTCGATCCTTTGCTGTCTATTAAGTTCTTAAAGCTAAAGTTTTTACAAGCTAAAGGATTTGACTATTCTGGTGCTGCAATGGAATTTGACACTCTTCTTGGCGGAAGAATAGGAAAGTCTACAGGCGCACAGGTCTTAAATGCTTCTTATGGCTCTAAAGGAATGCGCTATATAACTCCTTATGGAAACACTAGTGACACAGGGTATGGATCTTAAATGTCCTCAAAACAGCTAGTTGTTTTAAAACGGTTTTGATATGAGTTATCAGCGTAAAAAAACATTAGGCCGCTATGGAACTCAACTTGGGCAGCCAAGCATTACTAGTTATACTTTTCCAGCCGCGGTAGGCGGCATTAATGCTATTGATTCTTTAATGCTAATGCCTCCAGAAGATGCAATATACACTTATAACCTAATGCCTAGTGAATATGGGATGAGGTTGCGCCAAGGCTATCGACAGTGGGCAACAGGCTGTGTTGTTGATCCCGCAGTTAATAACGATGTTAGAACAATTATTCCGTTTGAATCCAATATACAAGACCAAGCCAATAACCGTATTTTTGGTGTAACGGCAGAAGGTATATGGGATGTAACTTTGTTTAACACTAATGTTCCTGTTAGAAAAGCAGCATTTGCACAGACTAGTGATCCCGCAGGATATGGAGTATGGGCTGAATTTACAGGTGACGCTGCGGGTTCAGGACTTAGAGGACATTATTTATTCTATGCTGATGGATTAAATGGAATTTGGCAGTATGAAGAAGCAACAGATTTATGGGCGCAGCCTCCTTCCGGACTTACTGGGGCTGACTGGCGTTACATGCCTGATGGCGCAACTAACACTGCGTTCCCAGTCGATAACGTAGCTTTTGTCATGGTATTTAAGCAGAGAATCTGGGTGATTCTTGAAGATGAAGATGATGCTTGGTATTTGCCTGTTGCTTCAATAGGAGGAGAGTTAACCAGGTTTAACTTTGGGTCTAAAATGCCTCATGGTGGAAACTTGCAAGGATTATTTACTTGGACTGTAGATAGCGGAATTGGCGTTGACGATATGATGGTTGCCATTGGCCGTGGTGGTGATGTAATTATCTATCAAGGTGAAGATCCAGAAATTACTCCGACAGGAGGAACACCTTGGAGTACAAAAGGAAACTGGTTTATAGGACAAACACCTAACAGCCGAAGAATTGCTGTTGATTATGGTCCTGATCTTTATATTTTGTCAACTTATGGTCTGGTATCGCTTAATAATTTATTGCGTGGCGAGCCGCTGTCCGGAAACATGCCTTCTAGAAAGATAAGTAGATTTTTAAGGGCAGACGTTAAACAGGGCAACAGTTCCCCTTCATGGCAAATGGTTATTAACCCTTCTGATGGATTTCTTCAGATTATAACGCCTAAACCCACTTCAACTCCTTATATTCAATACAACATGAACACTCAAACAGGTGCATGGGGATTTTGGGAAAACGTACCAATATTTAGCGCTGATTCTTTGGGCGGTGATTACATAATGGGTGGCGCAGATGGTGTTGTATACATTAATAGCGGCACAATGGACGGCACAGAGATCGTTGCTGACAATGAGTTCCAAGATGTTCCAAATCCAGCAGCCCCAGCGCCTTGGACAGTACCTGTCGCCCTTGAGTTTCAGTGTGATGGCACTCAGGTTGCAGAAACCGAGTACCAAGTAGACTTAGTAACTGCCCTCACGCAAGATACTGAGTACATTCTATCTTACAGAATTAAAGCAAATCCTCCTGTTAATTTGTTTCAGAACGTACCTACTGTCCCAGCAGGGGCGGAGTGGAGTAATCCTGTCCCAAATTCTTACTTATGCTCTGGCGCTCAGGTTGCAGAAACAGCTTATCAAGTGAATCTTGTTTTTGATCTAAAAGCAGGAGAACAATATGCAGTTTCTTTTGATGTAGCATATTCTGGAGCAGGAACTTATAAGCTGGTAGCGGGAGCTGACGTTATTATCGCTTTTAGCTCAGGTAATGGATCATATTCAGCGAGCTATACCCCAATTGTAAATCAATCAACCATGAGCATAGTGGGTAATGTGGACTTTGTAGGTTTGGTTGGAAATGTTGAGGCAGTTCTTTATGACGGGGCAGGACAGCATTCAGTTTCTATAGGCACAGAAGCTATGAATAGTCCTAGTTCTGGCAGCGGGCTGTTTACTTCTACTTTTACCGCAACAGCAACCGATACACAGATGGCGCTTGTAGGTGATGAAAACTTTACAGGCACATTCTATGAAGTCAGCTTAAGAGGTGCAACTTTTATAGGATCTCCCATTAATTTTAGGTGTTTAACTAGCTTTCAAGCTCCTGCTGGACATTCTAATTTTACTCGCGTTGGTTTTGTAAGAACAATAGGGCTTGTTGCTGGAACGGCATCACTGACAGTAAAAGCTGTCTATGATTACAATATTCAGGAATATATATCTCCTCCGCTTGTTGTCCCAATATTAGGTGAAAATGTTTGGAATAGTGCTGTTTGGGATAGAGATTTGTGGGATTTTAATTTAAAAGGGAGGTCTTTTACTTCTGGAAACTTAGGTATAGGGCGCTCATTTGCTATAGGCATGTCGGGCAATTCAGATACTCGTATTAATATAATAGGCTGGGACGTACTGTTTAATGTTGGAGGCTATTTGTAATGATAAAATTTAAACCTTTAACTGAGCAAATTGAATGGGATTGGATAGCAAAAAGGGCTTGTCCTATGAGAGTTGAAGATTCTCAGGGATTAGTTGCTTATAATGAAATTACAGGTGACATTTCTGGCATTGTTATTATGGATAGCTGGACTAAATCAGGTTGTCAGGCTCATATAGCTATTGATAACCCTATGTGTATACGAGCTGGATTATTACGCGAAGCTTTTTTTCATATTCATGTAACGTGTAATCGCAAATATGTTTTTGGAACAATACCTGCTGGCAATAAAAAAGCCTATAATTTTGATTTAAAAATGGGTTTTAAAGAAGTTGCTCGAATTCCTGATGGATATGCAGAAGGTGTAGACTATATAATTATACGAATGTCGAGAGAAAATAATCCTTGGCTACCTAAGCAAACAGAACAAAAGGAAGCAGCATAATGTCTAATAAATCGCAAGTAACAGGTAAAGCTTGGGGTAATATGAATAATGCTGAAAAATCTGCTCATGTTATTGCTAGAGGAGAAGATAGAAGTGCTTTTGGCCCTAAACAAATAAAAGCTGGTCAAGAATGGCTTAACACAAACATAGGAAGCGCAAAAAAACAGCAAGCATTATTTGTTAAAGTTCGTACAGCCGCTAAAAACAGAGTAGAAGATGGAACATTTAATAATTTAGATGAAAATGCTGCCGACAGAGCTGTAATTTTAGGTAATGCAGCAAACACAAACGATTTATCAACTAATGTTGGATTTCGCAGCCCTATTGATATGTCTCCTTATTCTCAAGTAAACGCAAACGAAAACAATTTTTCTTTTGACGGGCAGACAAGTGGAGCATGGGACAATAATAAAGGATGGACTCTTTGGAACCCAGAAATAGGAGAGTTTCAAAGCTTTTCTGATCCTGGAAAAGCCGGAGGTGTAATAGACGGTAGAAATGATTTTACGCCTGGAAATGGAGTTACTGGATATTATACCAATCATCTTGGAAATTTTGTGCTTGGAATATTGCCTTCAGCAGCTTCAGCAACAATTTTGCCAAACCCAACAGGTGAGGGAGATGGGTTTACGGCTTTACCTCCATCATACCAACCTCCAGCAGGTCAACCTCCAACAGGTCAGCTTCCCACAGGTCAACTTCCCACAAGTCAACCTCCGACAAATCAGCCTTCTGGAAATGTTCCTTTACCTTCTGATGATCCTACATTTTATGCTGAACAACCTCCCGCAGACACATCATGGGACTGGGATTATTTTAAAAACAAGAATCAAGGAGATAACGCTTGGGGCGGATACGATGTTGATTATGGCGCTTTTGAGCGCTATCAGCCAGGTCAAGATACTCCTTGGGGAATGCCTAGCGTTGAAGGCGGAAATGATGAATTTTATCAGCAACAAACTGCTAATTATATGCGCGACCAACAAGGGTTTTTAAACAGGCAGCGTAATGCTCAAAAAGCTGCGTATGAATCACAAGACAACCCTTATGAAAATTGGATGGCTGGCTCTAATGATTGGAGCTGGGCAAATAACGGGAAAGGACTGCCTACCGTTACAATGGGCGGAGGAGAACCACCTTCTCAGACGTTTAAACTTAGACAAGGCTTTACAAGAGACACTAGCAATTTAGGGATATTAAACTCATTAAGTTCGCTTGATGCGTTTAGCGGTGAAGATGACCAAGAAAGAATAGCAAACTGGAGTCAGACAGATGCCAATGGTGTTAACCCTTCTGAGCAATTTAACTGGGCAAGGCAAAATAGTCCTGATGATTTTATTCGGGGTTTTGGTTCTAGTTTAGATGCTGGCAACAAGCCATTTTTAACTAAAATTATGAACAATCTTTATGTTGGAAGCGGCAGTGGGCCACAAGCTCCATCAGGATATGCTAATCCTGTTGGGTGGGGCAACAATTATACTAACGTAACAACAAGCGGAGAATAACATGGGTGGAAAAAATCAACCAGATTTTGGAGCGCTTGCGGCAGGACAAGGCGAAGAAAATCAGGCCGTAATTCGAGATCAGATTTATGCTAATCGCCCTACACAATATACCCCGTGGGGAGCCAATTCTTGGGAAGCTACCGCTGGAATTGATCCTGCTAGTGGGCAAGAAGTTACTAACTGGGCAAATACTGTGTCTTTAAGTCCTGAGCTTCAAGACATATATAACAAACAAATAGCTATTCAAGGCGGCAGAACTGATATTGCTGGAATGCTTACAGGACGCATGGGAAATACTTTTGGTAGAGAAATGGATTTAAGAGGCGTTAACCCTATGGGGTATGCGCCTCAAACAAACTTTACTTTGACTGAGCCTGACATTGGCAATGCTTACGGAACTCGTCAAGCTGCTGAAGATGCCGTATATGGTCAAGCTATGTCTCGTATTGCCCCTCAACAAGAATCTCAAAGAGGTTCTTTAGAAATGAAAATGCGGAGTCAGGGATTAAAACCTGGAGATGCAGCATGGCAGTCTCAAATGCAAAATCAAGGACAGCAATTTAACGACCAAAATAATCAAGCTTTGTGGAGTGCTAATCAAGCTGGAATGGCTGAATCTTCACAAATGTATAATCAAATGATGGGGCAGCAACAAAACAGATACAATCAGGCTATAGGGGCTAATAGTCAAAATTTTAATCAGGCAATGACTCAAAGCAAGTATGCTAATCAAATACGTCAGCAACAGATTACTGAAGCAATGCAGTTACGAGGATTTGAGCTTAATGAGATTAATGCTTTGTTATCTGGACAACAAGTTGGAATGCCTCAAATGCCTAGTTTTAGTCAAGCAGAAGCCGCACAATCTGCTGATATTATAGGAGCTGGTGTAGCTCAAGCTAATGCAAATGCGGCCGCAGATCCAACTCAAGCATTGATTGGCGCAGGAGCTACTCTTGGTGCGGGATATCTAGCTGCAAATCCGTTTTAGGAGAATAAAAATGAATTTTACCCAACGGCAAATTTCTGATTACATGCGTCAAATGAAGCGGCAAGGCATGAATATGAATGGAGCCCCTATTACGATGGACTCACAAGTAAGCAAACTAACTAATGCTCCAGTGTCCTCTGGTATGGTTAGTGGATATGTAGATAAAGCAAAAGCTCAGTCAGAAAGAGAAAATGCTGAAGCTATGGCAAGGTCATTTAAAGGCCAAGAATCTAACATAACTTCACAGCGAGCTAGAGCAGCAGCATTGCGCGGTAAAGGTATGCCTCAAGCTAGAATGGTAGGACAAGGCAAGTGGGCTACGCTAACACAACCTAATTGGGGTGAAACACTAGAAGGCGTCACTAACAAGCTCGTAGGCGGCTATTTAGAGGGTCAGGCGATAAAAGATGCTGAACAGTTAGACGTAGATCAGACTGAGCAAGCTGGCTTGGTGTTGGCAACAGAAGCAGCAAAAGAGCAAGCAGCGTTAGCTTTAGATGCGTTTAATTTGAAAACTGATTATGACAGAGAAGATCAACGGTTTGTAGTAGAAGATAAACTTGACCAAGACAAACTAGGAATTTTAAGACGACAAGCGAAGGCAGCAGAATTAGAGGCATTCGCCAAAAGTGGAGGGGCATACCAAGGAACAGGAATAGAGGCCCAGCATTTAAACAATCTTAAAAAGTATAAAGATGACCCAACTAATCCATATTATATTGCAGCAGTACAGTGGTTAGAAAGGCCAAGAACAGTTACAGACGCAGCAGGAACTACTACAACAACACCAGGATATGATGTTGATCTTATGTTGGGGAAAAATATCTCAGATGGCCCCTCTAATTCAGTAGTTACTGAAAAGCCTACTACCGAAGCAAAAAAAGCGACAAATTACTCTGTGGGAGGAATGTTTGATTTGCATGCAAGAGAAGGAGCAAATTATATTCCTAATATTGTAGAAATAAGCGCAACGAAACTTGGAGAAGACATTATTGGCCCCGCAATAACTAGCTCGAAATTTAAGGCGCAAGGTGAAATAGCTTCTCAATGGAGTAGGTATAAAACGTTATTAATGTCAGGAAAAACTGCAAGAGCAGACGAGGTCATTGCTAACAAAAATGATTTCTTCCCAAAATTTGGTGATACCGAGGTAGATGTTGCACGAAAACAAAAGTCAAGAGAAGCAGAAATGGCAAGGGCTATTGAAGCGTTTGAGCTTAGAACAGGGAAAGATTTTAATGAAGATACTGTAATTGTTATAGAGCCTACAATATCTAACGTAAACTCAGAAAATATGACACCTGAACAAGAGAAAGAAGCTATTTATGCCAAGTTTCCAGCATTAAGGCCAGAAGACAATGATTGAATCACTCGCAACTATGACCGAAGAAGAGGCGAAAGCTAGATTAAGGCTTATAGAGTTAGATAACCTTAATGAAGCACCTTCTTATGCAATGAGATCAAGCGGTAATAACCCTATTGCTGAACCTGTTGATGAAACTGTTGTTGAAACTGTTGTTGAAGAGCCTGTTAACCCTAACGAGTATGCCGTTGGCGAAGTTCCTGTTACTGCTGGCTTGGTGAATACGTTGCGAGGTCTTGGCAGGGGCGCAATAGATAGCACAATAGATTTACCGAACCTTTTATCAGGTATGGCTGGGCCAGCGGTTACATGGGCCGGAGAAACATTATATGACGCACCAAATGACGCTGCAAGTTTAGCCAATATTACTAATCCGTTTGGAACAAATGTTTTGCCTATGACTTTAATGGCATTAGGCGATAAATTATCAAATGTTGGTGAAAGAACAAAACCATCTGAAGCTCCATTTATAGACAAACCTTTAGATTTTATTTCTAAAGAAGACCCAAATATACCTAAAGATTCATACTGGAATGCGCCCAGAAAAGGAGCAGAATGGGGCGTTGGAGGACTTTCTAACGCTTTAAGAAAAACTGCAAGAGTGTTGCCTGACATTGCAATGGGACTTGGAGCAACAGCAGGGGCCGCAATAGACACTGGATTAAGAAAAAATACAGAAATTGATACTCCGTTTGGCGAAATTGTAGGAGGTATAGGTGGTTTATTGGCTACAATAAAAGGCAGACCTAGAGCAATAGACGAAAGTGGAAAAGAAATTCCGCAAGCAGTATTGCGAGCATTAAAATACATGGATCAGAATTTTGTAGATACAAGTAACATGAGTAAAATAGATGCTAACAAAGCACAAGCAGCTGCAAGAGAGCAAAATTTTGCAGATGTTTCTTTGTCATTATCAGAAGGAGAAAAAGGAACGTTAGCAGATATTTTAAGAACTAAAGAAATTTCTAATATTGAATCTAGTTTAGCTGGAAATGCCAGTACAAGACAAAACTTAAGAGAAAAAAATCAAGAGCAATTAGATCAAGTCGTGGAAGAAGTGCGAAACAAAAGTCAATCAACAGGAGTGCCTGAGGCTTCTATTGCTTCTGCTGAAAGAGAAGTTATTGGCCTTACTCAAGCCATTGAAGCTAATGCAGTGCAAAAACAAATAGACATAGCTAACAGTAGAACACAAGAATTTGATGACATTTCTGCTTTACAGGCATCTTCTAATCAAAGAGCAACAGCGGCAGCAAATGAAAGAGAAGCGGCTAGAATAGCTTCAAGAGATAGTGAAGCATTATTAAAAACAGATTCTAGGGTAGATGAAACTGCTGTTTCTGTTCAAGATGAAATACTGGCGCAACAAGAAGCCTATAGAGCTAATATAGAAACTCCTGCGTATGCGCGATTTAAAAATGATTCTTCTAATATTCCTATGGAAACTATTGGAAGCGCAATAAACCGTTTTAGAAACCGTTTAGAAGAAACTGAAATAGCATATTTTGATCGTAAATTTAAATCTGACATAAATTTAATTGATTTAAATGCAGAAACAATAAGTCCTGACTCATTTATTACTTATTTGTCTGAGTTAAGAAAAGCAAGAAAAAACGCCAGCTCTGGAGATAACGCGGCAAGTTCTCCTACGTTAAGGCGAATGGATGAATTAATTGAAGAAATTGAATTGTCTGTAACATCTAATAGCCCTCTTTACCGAGAAGCAAAAGCAACAACAACAGAATTTTACAGAAGATTTGGAGACACAACTTTACAAAAAGCTCTTGCAGGAGAACCTGAATATTTTACTAGAAATATGGGCGGTCTTGCAGATGAATCTGGAGCAGTGGTTCCTCGGATTTTAAAAAACACAGGAATATCAACTACACCTCAGATGGTATTTGAGCAGTTGTCTAGTGTCGCAAGAAAAGAAGGCATAGATAATAAATTTTTAGTTAAGTATGGAGCTGCTATTGCAGACCTTTCTGAAGAACAGCAAGCACTTTTTAGAAATGCTGCTAATGACGCTGAAAATCTTAAACGATTAGAAACAGATGTGCCTGTAAAATTAAAAGCTGAAGATAACATTGCAACACAATTAGGAAAAGACGAAACAAAATTAACAAAAGCACTAGAAGATGAAGCCCAAATAGTTGCTACAGAAACAAAAGGATTAACAAATTCTGTTCAAGCTAGTTTGCTAGGAAGATATGTTGACAAGCCAGAGGTATTGTTGCGTGAATTAACGAGTGCAGACAATGTTACGGGTAACATTAGAAATTTAAAAGAGCTTAACAAAAGAATGATCGAACAAAATCAAGGAGCATCTTTTAGAGCCGATGTTACTCGGTATGCTCAAGAAGCATTGTTAAAAAACGACAAACAAGTTAGACGCATTTTAGAAGAATCCAATATTCTTACAAAAACAGAATTAGACAATATTGAAAGGTCTACTAATAAGTTAAAAAGCATAGAGCTTAGAAAAAATGCTGTTAGCTTTCACCTTACTCCAGACAAGAAAGGGGAAAGTTGGTGGAATGATCTTGTTAAGACTGGCGTAGTTATTACTGCCGTAAAAGCAAGTCCTGGAGGCAACGAATTAATTATTGCTGGAGCCGTGAGAAGGGCGGTAAACAGAATTTTTTCAAAAAATCCAGATGGAGCAGAAATAGCAGCATTAGAAGAGTTTTTTTTAAACCCTCAGTTATATATTGACGCAATTAGAAGAGCTAGAAATGCTGAAGAGATAACCACAGCATTTATATCAAGAATTAACGCTATGGCAAGCACTGCAAGAGCGCAAGAACGCTATCAACAAAACAACTAATTTAATGTATGGCTATTAAGCCGCAGGAGAATAAGTAATGCCACGCGATGCAGCAGGTTCATACAGTTTAGTAGCAGGAAACCCCGTTCTTAGTGGAACGGTTATATCGTCTAGCTGGGCGAATAACACACTCAATGATGTTAGCACGGCATTAACTGACTCTCTTGATCGCTATGGCAGGGGAGGCATGTTAGCTCCTTTTAGATTTGCTGATGGCACTAAGCTTTTACCTTCTGCTTCATTTGTAAACGAAATTTCCTCTGGCTTGTATAGGGACGATGGCGGTGATGTTCGTATGAGCGTTTTAGCTCAAGATGTTATGCGCTGGCAAATAAGTGGTGTTCAAATATGGAATAACACTTTATCGCAATGGTTTACCGTTATTACTGATGGTACTGCTGGGCGCGTTCCCGTAGATGCAGGAACAGTTGAGGGGCAGACGCTGTATTGGAAAGCTGCTGACAACAAATGGACTTATAACAGTGCTTTTAAAATCAATCCTACTGATGGAATCATAACCGTTGGAGTTGCAGCGCCAGGAACAGGCATTGAAGGCGGTCAGATTAACATATTGGCTAACGATGGTGGTCTTGGCTGGAGTTTTGACGTTACCGGAACAGAGCCTACTGCTCAAGGTAGACTATTTAACAGCAGCACTACTGCTGCTACTGATTTAGTTATAGGGCAGACAGGTGTTGGCAACACAGGCAGCATAGAATTTTATACCAGTGGTGTTAACAGAATAAAAATCAAGGATGACGGCTTAGTGGGTATAGGCACAGCAACACCTATTGAAAAGTTAGATGTTGATGGCGCTATTAGGTGGAATGGATCAAGCGCAGGATTTGCGACAACCACTAGCGTTGGTATGGCTGACTTCAACACTGGCGGCACTAGATTTGGTTCATTTGGTGCTGATGCCACTACTCGCGGAACCTTTGCTTTCTATCAAGCAGGACAAGACGATGCGATCTCTCAAGTCCCGCTAGTTATTGATGTAGACGGAAATGTAGGCATAGGGACTATTGCGCCTTTATTTAAAATGAGCGTTGAGGGAAATGTTGATAACTCTGCATCACTTATGGGATTATCTCCAAAAGTAAGCGTTTTAATAAGAAATACATCAGGAGCAACATTAGAGCAAAAAGCAGAATTACTATTTTCTCCTTCTAATAATGGGAGTACATTATTGCCGCCTACATCTGCCATTTCTGGAAGCTATGAAACTTTTGATGCTGGAGGTTTTAACGGAGGCGCTCTTTTATTTGGCACACAAACTAATGCTATTGAAGGCATAAAAGAGCGTATGCGAATAACAAATGATGGATATGTATTAATTGGAAGAACCGTTCCCGATCCGGATGGAGCAAGTTTAAGTCTTGGAATTACTATACAAGAAGACGGCTTTTTAACTATTACAGGAAGGCCTAATAGTGTTGTTGCCAGCTTTAACCGTAAATTAGGCGGGGGTACAGGAGGGGCGGTTATTCGCATACGAAATGAAGGCACTCTTGTGGGATCAATAAGCGTAAATGGTGCTGTTACATCGTATAACACATCCTCTGACTATCGGCTGAAAAAAAATGTAATGCCTATGACGGATGCTATCAACAGACTCAATCTTTTAAAGCCATGTAATTTTGACTGGGTATCCGATGGATTAAATGTTGACGGATTTATTGCTCACGAAGCTCAAGAGGTTATACCTGAATGTATATCTGGGATAAAAGATCAGGTTGACGAAAGCGGAAGCCCCGTAATGCAAGGCATAGATCAGTCTAAAATTGTTCCGCTAATAACCGCAGCATTGCAAGAACTTATTTCTAGAGTTGAAGCATTAGAAGCATGAGTATAACAACTACCATTATAGGTTCTCTGGTTAATCCTGTATCTGATCTATTGTCTGAGTTTATTGTGGATAAAGACAAGCAAGCTGAGATTGCGTATAAAATAGCAACTATGGCTGAAACTAATGCCCATTTACAGGTATTAGCTCAATTAGAGATTAACAAGGCAGAGGCTTCTAGTGAATCTTTGTTTAAAGGTGGTTGGCGCCCCGCTTGTGGGTGGCTCACGGTATTTGCACTGGGTATTAACTATGTTGTAATACCAATGGCAGGGCCAGTTGTAGAAGCTTATACCCCTATTAATATGGAACCACTCGATATGACAGTTATGCTGCCCTTATTAATGGGTATGTTAGGATTAACAACAGCAAGAACTATTGAAAAAACTAAAGGCGTTGCAGCTAATTAAGGGGAATTATTATGGGTGGCAAAAACAATCAAAGCAACCAAGGCGGTGCGGGGAGTAATCTTGAACTGTACGGTGGGAACCAAAATCAAACCCAACAAAATATGGGGCAAAAGAACAATGGAGCTGGAGGGCAGTATCCTCAACAGCAGCCTTCCGAATATAGGCAGCAAGAAAACAGACAAGGCATAGGCTATATGGGTGGTCAGGCTTTGGGAAACGATAATCCTGCAAACTGGAATCGACCCCCCATTACCGCAGGCACTGGCGGCCCTCTTATGATGCCACAGCGACCACCGCCACGACCCATGTACCCGAATCGACCACCACGAGCACCAATTCGTCCAACCGGGGACAACGGAAGTGCGGTACCGGGACGACCCATGTACCCGCCACGACCACAACGACCACCGGATGGTGATGGAGGGTACAACTCAGGAATTAATGGGGGATTGACGCGGGAGGAGTACGACAATTTTCCCAGCAGAGATGAGATGATGGAAAATGTGTCCAACAATGGCGGGATGGCGTATACAGGTGGTAGCCCTACTTTTGATGAAACTCAACCTACCGTAGGCACTGGCGGCCCTTTTATCACAGACAAGGGAGCTGTTGGAGCTACTAAACCTTGGCAACCTGGCCCTGAAAGCCCCAACAGAGCCGCATGGGATGAGGCAATTGCCAAAAAGATGTATGAAAACGCTTTCGCAGCAGGTGGATATAGTGAACAAGACATTATGCAAAATGCAATTGATGCAGGTATGATTTCACCCAAAACAAATCCAGAGTATTTTGACAAAAATGGCACATATAATCCAGTTCCTTATGAGTAATAACCTTTAATTAACTAAGGGTGAAATTTTGTGGAAAAAGGACGCAGGATGACTGACAAGGAAGGCATTGGGCATTTTGATATAACGCAAAGAAATGTCCGAGACATTGGTGAGATAAGAAGTGATATATCTGGCCTTAAAGTAGGAATGGATGCGCTGGGAGCTTCTCAAACTTCAGGGTTTGGCAGTCAATCTGTTGCTATGGAAAGGCTTAGTAAGCAGCTATCTCATTTTAGTCAACCTAAAGAAAAAAACTGGGCGCAAATTGGCAGTCTTATTGTTGCCGTTATTGTTGTCTTTGGCAGTATCTTTGGTTTTTTGTTTTATGCTCAAGCATCTAACACTCAATCTGTATCTGCTGCTTTGTTCCGGTTAGAAGATAGAATGCTTGCCAACAGTGCAAATCAAGAAGATTTGAATATGCAATTTATTAGCGGAGACTGTCATTGAGCTTATCTCCTCATTTTAAACGCCCTGAGTTTGCTTGTAAGTGTGAATGTGGTTTTGATACAGTTGACACTGTATTGCTAGAAGCCTTGGAAGCTATCAGAGGCCACTTTGAAGCCCCGGTAGTGATAACGTCAGGGTGTAGATGTATTGCTCACAATCATGCAGTGGGAGGCACTGAAAAGTCTCAGCATTTAAAGGGTAGGGCGGCAGACATTCAAGTAAAAGGAATTGAGCCAGAAAGAATTGCTAATTATGCAGAAGATTTGGGAATGTCAGTGGGCAGGTACAGCACCTTCACCCACATCGACTCCCGTAGTGGTGTTCCCGCTAAGTGGGGCTAATCCCCGCAAAAGCAGGGAATTGATTCGTCTTCACTAAAGTTAAAAAGATTAGGCTGATCTGTGGCGATTACTTTCATGTCAGAATAGCTAATCTGATCTTTCCTAAACCGTCCTCCAATCTTTTTTTCTTGAGCTGCCCACCAGTCTGATAGATCAGGATTTTCGCGCATAATAGAGGCTCTAATTTTTCGTCCTTTCAAAAAACACAAATCACAATTCGAGGCATTAGATGTGCCGTCTTGCATCATGGGAAGATTTAAGCCAAAGGGTTGAGATTCCCAAAAATCCCTAATTGTCTCTATACTTACACCATCGTCTGCAAGAGGAACAATATAATCATCTTTGATTTTCTGTTTTGCTACCCTGCGGGGTTCGTCTGCCCGAATGCCAACTGCTGTAATGAACTCTTTATGCCCTATTGATGTCATGTATTTCTGAATCGGTATGATCTTCAATTCCGTTGTGCAGAAACGCATTCTCGGGTTTGGCAGATAGTTTTTTTCCGTAGTCAGCAGATCAAACGGCTCGCCTTTTCTGCTGGCGGCTTTATAGTCCACAATTCGGGGTGGCAATTTGCGGCTGATAAATTCCAGCCATACAATATCCACACCCCAGTTGTCAGAGCAAGCCTGAACAAAATCTAACGTCTGGGGCATTTCTTTACCTGTATTTGCGAAGGTAACTACCGCTTCGTCAGGGAGCTTTCCGCCATTGGCCTCCAGCACCTTCCAAAGCATATACGCAGATGTTCGCCCACCGCTAAACGATATAGCGGTAGGCTCAGTGATTAAATAAGGATTTGTCATTTATTTTTATTCCTCAAGCTAAGTGGGGCCAGTAACCTCACTTAACAAGCCTAAATTGGCAGCCGCCTCTTGAGTGCGCTCTAGTTCCTCTGACAACCTTTTGATCTCAATAGTAGCTGCCTCATGGTATTGCAATAAAGTCTGCTTCCAGTTTACTGTCACACCATCATCTTCTGCCTGAATAGAGGCTAATATTACTTCATGTGCTGATTTTGGTTCGCTCATCTTATAATCCTATAGTTGATGTGTGGGAAAAGGACATGGATAGCCAGCCTGGACAACGATGATCTCTCCAGTCTTGCTGTTCTTACAGTATGCAACCTCTTGCGCGTGACACATAGAAGCCGTAGAAATGAATGTAATCAGTATAGCAAGTAACGCGTTTTGTTTACTCATGGGAATCCTGCTCCAAATGATTCGTGGTTAATAGTAAATTCATCTTTTTCACGCTGTCGTTCATTCATTTCATTAAGGGCATCAGCAATGGCTTCTAGGGCTTCAATAGCCCTATACACCAACACCTCCTCATCTTTTGTATCCATTAATTCCTTCTCCGTTTCTATGTGCCATTGATGATGACACTTTGAGCATAGCCACCTAACTACCATCGGCAATGAGTAATTATCATGGTGGCCGTGGATTCTTCCGCCACATCCACATTCACTGCATTCGTGGGATTTTTTAAGCCTCCCGTCACGAACTGCATTTCCAATTATTGTCGATGCTCCTTTTTTAATCGCATTTTTTGAAGCCCATTTGTTTTTACTCCTTTTTTGAGAGTCCTTGCCAGCCTCTGTTTTTGCGTAAGCTTCTCTTGCGGCAACTCTATGCGGCAATGCGTTTCTTTTTTTTTCGTACACAGGGTCAGTGCCTCTATCCCTGCTATCACGTTTTGCGCATTCCTTGCACTTCCCAAGCAAGCCATCTGCCATCTGTCTATTTTTATAGAACTCTGAACGGGGCTTTTCATCTCCACATTTAAAACAAGTTTTCATTAGCTACTCCTGTAAAGTTTCACTAACAGTAACCTACAAAGGAACTTTAATAAAGTCCCATTTTAGAAGGGAATATCATCCTCTGCGAAAGTAGAGGTATTCAAGGCTTTGTTAACCTCAACAATTCCCTGAGAATGTGCCTTGGCTTTAGCTTGGCTGTCTTCGGTATAAAAGACTTTGCAGTTACCCAGTATTGGGGTTCTCTCCGCGCCTTCTTCTCGTTCTTCTTTGGTTAGACTCTGACTGATAAAACCGTGGTTGTCATACTGATCAGCCTCATTTGTGTCAATAAAGGTCGTTAGATCCAAGTATGTGCCTTTCTTTCCCTGATACAATCGATCTTTAAGAATTTTTGTAACATCAATACTGATAGATACGCCTATTTTCATTACTTACCTCCAAATCGTTGACTACGGAATTTAAAATATTCTGCACGTTCTTGTTCAACAGCATCAAGCCTATCTTGATTTTCAATACAGGCTAGCTCCACCCAGCCTATTTGTTCATTCGTTAAATCTTTAGGGTAATAATTTCCGTCATTTGCTGTTTTTGTCATAAATGGCTTTTCATCATGCACACCTAATATCTCTACACCATCGTCAAAATCGTACTCAACAGTAATAGGCCAATCTGACCATTCTTGTGACGGTTTTGATTGACTACCTACACGCTGCAAGATTGTAGTTGTAAATTCAGTCATTACGCTTTCTCCCTAAAAAAATCATTATTGTCACAACAATCACAACGATACATAGCCATCACGTGAGAATTCGTCATGCGCGATCCCAGCTTGCTCCGTTAAGTTTTTCATTTGAAGATGCTCAATTTTAGTCATACCAGCATTTACTAGGTCTATGTTCTCAGGATCAAGCTCATCATAGATTTCGGCAATGGAATCACTAGAGTGATCGGCTATAGCCTCCTGTAAAGCCGCCACAGTCGTTTTAAGCTCAGAGTTGGCAGATTGTACCAGTTCTCTTACTTTGCTCTTGAGGGCCGTTATCTGGCCTTTGGGGGCAGAGTTGAATAAATCGTCCATAATATGCTGCTGATTAGCTTCAGTTAGTGCTTTATTAAACCGTTTGATTGCCCAGCCGTCACCGTTTGCTACCATCATATTGAATGATGCCAATTGCTCAGGCGTGTAAGTCTCTCCAACTGGAGCCGATTCTCCTGCAAAAATGTAATGACCTAGACCAAAGCCAACGGCACAGCATTTTACTAAGCAACGCATCCTGGCAGAGTTAATGTCAAAGGAATTGGGGTTTGATATGGCTTTATTGCGAAAATCTAGTACAGGAAGCCACATAATAGCTTCCTGATCGTCAATAATGACTGTCACTCTGACCTCCATCGAACCGTCAGCATAGTGTACGTCAGGTTCTAGGCGGTAATTGGCTAATGGGTAATTATCTTTAACCATAGCCCATGCCCAACTCCAACTTAAATAGTCAAAGCCACCTTTCTTATCAACGTGTTTTGAACAGTCGATTGCGCTTAATGTTGCCCAGACACTCATATTCTTTACTCGCTTTATAATTGAGGGGCCGTAGCCCCGATTGGTTTACTTAGCTTCAAGACCTGGAATGTTAGGCTTAACACCCTGTAGCTCTTGATACTTGAGTATTTTCCCGTAAGCAGCATTGATAGTGCTGGCTGCGCGATTAATTTCCTTTGCGGTGTTGATTTGAATGTTCTCTGCCTTCAGTGCGGCATAAAGTGCATTCTGTTCTTCGATCAGTTTATGGATATTCATATTTTATTTCCTCGGTTTATTAAACGATGTATCTTAAGTTGAACCCTTTTTAACTCTATCAACTCTTGGGGCGGGCTCTTCACCCCAAACCTTTCTCTGATTATTCGTCTGATATAGACATCAGCTATGTTATCTCTGTTATTTTGCGCTCTCTTATTACCCTCTGTTAAAGACCATGCTTTCTTTGAGATAAGCAC